GTTCTACCCTGTCCAGCAAGTGGCATAGTATCGTAATTGATAGGCGCTTTTTTCTTTTCACCTTGTATTTTATATGGGACATTGACAGGGCGGCCCGACTTAATTTGTTCTAATGCCGTGTCAACGTTTTTGAGGTGCTTGTTCGCCTGAATAGCATCCTTTGGAGTTACAGGAGCGATATTGTCTAGCTGCAACTCATTAACTGCTAATGCGGCCTGTACTTCCGTGTTTCTGGCTTCTATATCCTGAACACTTATGCTGTCAATCTCTGCATCAATATCGTTATTCAAGCGTGTGCTTGCGTATCTTCCAGCACCAAATAACAGACCATTCAGTACAAGTTCAGTTGAAAGACTCTCCCAAGTCACATCATATTTCTGTGCCTGTTTGTCGTAGCCACCTGATTTGAGAACCGCACCACTGGCTACCTGTCCTGCTGCTGAAATACCTGTGGCACTACCCACTGACAATGCAGCATCAGCCGCCAGACCACCAGTTCCCTTGAATGCATAAGACAATGGCAATGCAGTAGACACGCCAGCAACCATGCCATCAATAATTGAAGTGGTCAGGGCAATGTCTTCATCTACTCCCTGATTAGTCAAGTCTTTGTAAACATAGTTTGATTCAGAACCACCAGTGACAACAGCAGCACCACCAATGCCACCTAATGCACTACCGATTACTCCCCGGGTAACATAGTCAGAAATGCTATAGGCAAACCGACCCACTGTACCCGTGTTCTCTTTATCTTCCAGCGCTTCAATACCACCTAGCACTAGCCTGTCGCGTTTATCTTCCCTTGTCTGCTTAAACTCTGAATATGGCTCGATAAAACCTTCAGAGCCTAAATCCTTTGCGGTATAGGCTAAACGGTCTGTCACCGCATCAAATGGAGCAGCAACCACATCGGCAACCTTAGCAAAGCCAGCAGCAGCACCACGCAGCGGAGCACTCAAAGAACCTGAGAATGCGCCAACCTCCTTGGGTTTTGGTTTAGCAGGAGGCAATCCAGATGCATTAGCAGCATCGACCTTAAGCTGTTCATCTTCACTTATTTCAGAAAACCAGATACTCATTTAGTTACCCCTTCTGCCATTACGCCAGAATACAGTGGAATGCCACGCTCATTGATCAACTCGTAAGCAATTGACTTAGTTCTCTTGCCAACCCCAGCGCGGCGCAGTCTTAATCTTTTGAGTTCGGAAACAGGTACGCCGTTATTCTTGGCAATAACCCGATACATCCCTTCAAGACTTGCCTCAAAACGATCATCTTTCATGCCGTATGGTTTGGATACTTTCCAGTCCTGTATTGTTCCGCCGACATAATTCTTAAAGTCGCCTTGATCATACATGCCACCAGTTGCCCACTCCAACGCATCGTTAAGTGGCTCTTTTATCGGACGATCATCCTTCTTGTCATGCCTTAATCCACGAGTATTCAGCATGTCAGCATAGATAGACTTAAATGCAGAATACATCATGTTTGCATCCGTCCCGGTGACAGCGTTGCCCACGTATGAATTGAAAGCTTTTCGCATGTCATCTTCTTTAGGCATAACGAATTGCTTGTTTTTAAGTAACTGATTTCCGGTAATGATCGACCTTGCAACATCTGCCTCGTTTTCTGACTTGTAATTATTCATCCGTGCAACACCAGCCATGACATAGGATAGGTCCCCATCTGCCAATTGACCAAGTGCCGAACCCCAAATCTTAGGACCATTCGGTACGTTACGAGTCCCCCGAATCATTTCACTGATCATGTTCAGTTTTCCATCAACGCCTAATTTATTCCACGCCTGTTTAGCTTCAGGAAGGTTTTCAGCAGGAATAGGCTTTAATGAAACATTAGCATCTTTCAAGGACATTTGACTGATACCATTCTCAACAATACTTGCCGCTGCTGCTCGTGGATTAGCAACCATTTGCACTGCCGTAACAGGTTGGACTCTTACCCCTGCTTCACGAACTGCCTGTGATGGGTCATTGCGGATAGTATTCAGTTTTTCAGAATAGATACTTTCATAAACTCTGAGTATCTTTTCTTCTGTTTGTGGGTCACTTGATTCACTATTCTTCAGTTTAGCCTTGATTGCGTTGATCTCTGCAAGCTGAGCCGATGTGCTCAATTTCCAGAACTTGCCGAATTTTTCGGATTGCTGCTGATAAAACTGAAACTCTGCTTCATATTCAGTACCGCGAACCGCAGCTAGTGTATTCTCTTGTAGTTCTGGTGTTAAAGCACGTCCAGTAAGCACGGCAGATTTAAAGTCATTGAATACCTGTCCAGCAAGGTTAATCCGTTTGGCCTCTTCTACTTCTCTCGCACGCGCGATTCTATCAGCTTCTCGTCCTGCTGACTCCTGAAATTGCAAAATATTTTCAGCAGAAAGGTTCGGATAATTCTTGATTAACTCCTCTTTGCTGAATTTCTGGTTAATGCCTTCTATGTCTCCTGCATCCGAAAGGGCAATCAGTTCAGTTGATGCACTGTTCTTGTCCCAACGTGTCTGAGCTTCGAGTAATCTTTGCTGCTTGATGTTTGAGGGCAGCCCTGATGCTTCTAATGCCTGAGTAGTCAAAGCCATGAATTGAGCCTTGTCACCTACCTTGAGTGCATTATCAATGGTTTCATCAACCGCTAGAAGGTTTTCCTTTTGCTTCATCTGCTGGACAACTGGTGCAAGCTTTGAAGAACTTTCATAAGCCGTTACATCAGCCCATTGCTCAAAATTCTTTTGAAAGCGTTGTGGTACATCAGCAGCATATCGCTCTTTAATTGCCTTAACACCGTCCTGTCGTTGCTGAATAGACTGTTCAAGATTCAACTCGCCAGCATTTACCTTTGTGGTCAAGTCATCATCAAGCAGGGAAATATCAGCAGCGGTTTTACTTGATATTCCAACAAATTTAAGACGTTCATCACGTTCTTGAATCTGGTCTATAATATTCTGTTCACGAAGCTGATTGGTATAATTAGCCCCAGCAAGATTAGCACCTGCACTCAAGACCTGAGCCGCAGCCTGATAAGGAGCACCAGCACCAGATGCCTGAGCATTTGTATTCTGTGGCCGAACATTGCCAAAATTACCCAATGGTATACGCGCCATAACTTACCCCTTTGAAAGTGCTGTCTGTCTTTTTTGTGACTTGGCTGTATCTAAAGTCTGCTTGGCAGCAAGCAAGCCACCTGTAGCAGAAGAAACAAAGCCCCATGTTCCTGCTCGCCGTGCTGCCTTACCTTGTTGCCTTGTTACTGATGCAGCCTCGCGACCATTCAATATAGTCATCCATGCATCCTGTTCTGACTGCTGTGTGATGTAGTCATTCACCACAACAGGCGTGCCTGTGCTTACATCCAGTCCATTCTCTGCGGCTTGTGCGATTGCAGATGACTTTTGATTGGCTGCGGCTTCACGAATCTTTTTAGCCTCTACTCGTGCGGATGACCGATACAGTTCTGCATCAACTTTTGATTGCTTATCTGCGGCTCGTCCTTCTTGATAAAGCCCGATGCCTTGTACTATGCCTTGAGCACCTTGCATAATTGCTGCTGCTGAAGAACCCATGTCTATATCTCCATTTCTAAGAATCGGCCTTGCTCTCTGAAGCCACACCGTTTATACATTTCTATGGTTTTGTCCGGTGTGATTCCTGTCGCTGTGCCACATTGCACAAGTTTAGCACCTCTTTGCTTTGACCACTTGACAAATTCAGCCACAAGCTTCTCGCCAATCTTAAGGCCACGACATTCAGGCATCACGTAATTCACATAGTCAAACGTCAATAAGCTGTCCGTCATCCAGTCAGAGTACACACCACCAGCAAAGCCACCAAGAACTATGCCATTCTGTTCAGCAAGAAGAATTACGCCTGTGTTCTCGTTCTCGATAATGGCAGTGAAATGACTCACCACCTTCTCTTTATTTACGCCTAATCGCTTATATCGTGCTGATTCATCCTCCAGCCAGTCAGCAAATAACATCAGTAATGGAACATCGTCTAGCGTCGCTTTTCGTATCATCATTTGTTATTCACCGTTAATTCGAGATTGACTGCTTGCAAATGAAATGGCAAAGGTCTGTCATGTTCAATTACCATGTCCAAATCTTCAACTGTTGTCCACCCATACTGTCCAATATTGACCACACGGCTAAACGGTTTAAGTGGATTCAGCGGATTATCATCAAAACGTATATCATCCACATCCTCACCATTCACACGTAAGCCAAGTGTATTATAAATCGTTGCATAGACTGAATGAATCGTTATTTTTGAAGTACGCATAGAGGAAGGATATTGAGCAAATTCAGGCGGCAACAGTGAGATTTTACACTTGACTGGTGCGCCAACATAAACCGTCTTTCCGGTGTAATCATCATCCTGAAGGGTTAAAACATTGCCTGACCTTGACTTGATCTTGACCTGAGTATAAGCACCATTAACCATCATCCATGCTTGAATATTCTCAATACCTGATGCAGCAAAGCCGTTTAGATGTGTGGCTGTAATGGTGTTATTGCTTACCGTATAACTTACTTCACAGTCAGTTAATGCGTCCTGCGTAAGCTGCTCCAACCAGACCTGACCGTCTAGTCGCTTAATCAGTGCAAAAGTTTTATCAGAACCAAGCAATGTGGGTGTACTTACAATGGATAGCACCTCAGCATTAAAGTCTTCCAACGCCCACGCAATGACTTCCTGCTCGCGGTTTAATGTCACGCCTGCAACCTTTCCGTTTTCAAGCACCACCCACACTAAGCTATTCGGTTCTTGCTGATAGGACAGTTCAGCAATACCGCCATTGTTTCGGGTGATGTGTGCAGACAGAATACTAATGTCCGGCGAGACCAGACCATCCACTTCATAACGATAGGACAATGCTCTTAATCGCTCACCGCCACGCTGTACAAACAACAATTCATTTGCAACACGAGTAGGCCGAGCATCTGGATAAGCACCATACGCCGTATGCTCGGTAATTTGCACAGTGGTTGGGGTCAATGCTTCATTCGAATCAATCAGGAACTCAGAACCGCCAGTTAAAGCCACAACACCTCTTGACTGAACAAGGTGCAAGATATTATCAGAACGGTCTGAAGCAGGGGCAACACTAAATGCATCTGCATCTTTTGTCGTTTCAAGAAAGTTTTGAGGGTCACCGATTCGACTAAACCAAACCATATTAGGATATTTTTTAGTACCACCAAGAACAAGGCGCTGTTTAAAGAAGGTGCAGCAACGCGGATAACCATCAGTTGCATTATAAGCGCCACCTGTAATTGTCCATGATCTGCCGAGCGCCTGAACCGTAGAATTAAGCTCAACCAGAACAGTTCCACGCACAGCCCAACCATTAGTAAACTCTGTGACTCTTACCAGACCACCGTTAATTTTTATAATAGAACCCACATCAGATGGACTAAAAATATTAGGCCGGCTTTCAGGGACATACACCCAATTTGGATTTGAACCGGAAGGCGGTGAGTTCAAGTTGTCACTTACAGCTTCCCAATAGGAAGAATTGTAATAAACACGATCTCCAATGTAGTACTGCTGTGTTGCTGACCAATTGGAATATGGACTTGAATTAAGCAGAATTGACGCCCCAACCTCTTTTGCACCTGGTTGCAATGTACTGTTAGGTGAGCGCCCACTCTCTGCCAATGGTGGTATATCAAAAATTAATTCTGTCCAACTCCAAGCCGCATAATCTGCACTTGTCCGAAGTTGCTGAACTGGAAAATCAGGGTGGGTGAAGAACAAGGTGTAACGCGAGTTAATGTACTGAACATCTTTAACGCGTTGCACTGTGTTGTATGGCGTGGTCACTGTGGTTACGACTGCTAGAGTGGTTGCATTAACAATGGTTGCCTTACCTACCCCTAAGATGATAAAGAACGGCTGTGAAGCACTAGGCGCAAATGGCAGCATCCGAACATAGTCAGATGTTGTTCCTTTGCGAATATAGCGAGTTCCTGCACGTTTCTTAACTCCACCTTCTACCAGTGCAATGACGTTGGTCAGCTCTTTTGCACCGTTATGATATTGCGCCACATCGCCGCGAGTAGAGAGTATCGGGTCAAGCTCACCGGAACTGAAATTAGACTTGATTATATTTAGTGCCATATCAGTATCTCGCTGCAATGTATGGAGAAACATAGTTGTTCTGGAACTTGCCAGATGGTAACTGCTGACCATTAATACTCTTGGCTGCTCTCAGTTCATCACGAAGCATGATTAGCAATGTATCCCTTGAAGAATCACTACCTGTAATCGGCTTGCACAAGTCAGCGCCCAACGCATAAGACATGCAGAGAGCGAATGAATCATCCCATACTGCTTCATTGTCGCAATCATAGATGTATGACAGTTGCAGTTCTTCAGCATTGACAAGGATATAAGCACCTTCAATGGTGAAATCAAACTGGTTTGGGTCAAGCAATCGAATGAAATCACGCGGCAATGCAAACTTATTGCTATACCCAAAATCCGGTTTTTCTGCCGATGGTGCAATCTTTATACGTTTTCTGGCAAATGACCAAGGATGATCACGAAGCAATGCACGTCGCTTTATGTCATACACACTTCTGATTAACTTTGCATTCTTGACTGAGCTTTCAAAGTCCTGTATCGGTTCTGAACCAATCAAGGCTAAAGCATAATTCGCAATAGACACTTTTGTATTATTCATATCTGCTCCATTAAAAAAGGGCATCTTCAAGATACCCTTAGTTTAATGTATTTTATTCAGGCTTGTTAGCAATTAAGCACTCAAGAACTCAAACGCCACAACTTTCTTCTCGTCATTACGACCAGCACCGAACGAGTAGATGCCACCGAACTGAGTAGCGTATTCAAGGTCTGGACGAACATCAATACGGAAATCCTGTGGAACATTCCAACCATACTCAATACCAGACTTAGCCCAAGCCACACCAACACGAGTACCTTCAGTAGAACCAACCTTCATGCGGTTATACGGAATCCAGTTCATGCCTAACCATTTACCGGAAATGTTACCCTCCCAAAGCATCTTAACTGCTGCATAGTCTGCATTGGTTAGAGTTTCGTTATCCAGAATGGCTTTCATCATGGCAGCGTTATAGGTGATATAGATTTCTTC